TATGGGATTATATATTGGTTATATAGAGTAAGAGTCTCGCGCCCCCACATACATCTTAAATTTATTTGCGGGGCGCAGACAAATGGGAATGTTAATAGTTAATTATGGAACTTAATGCTACAAACATGAGTGAGCCATTATGCGTGACTCACAGGGGTCAGAACCTGGGGTAGACCAGGGTCTGTGGGAGCAATTTTGAGTTGTGATGGCACAACTCCTGATGTAGATGCTCCCTCGTTAACTGCATACTCACGAGGAGCTGCCTCAGTAGAGGTAGATGCAGTATCAATGGATTCATCACTGCCGGTTGCAGTGGCCGAAGTTCCTTTCGGCTTTCCTTTGGTATCTTTGGATGATCGTCCCGTTGCTTGATCACGTGTTGTGACCTTCTGGGTTTGAGCATCCTTTGTCTTTGGCTCAGTCGGGTCAACACCAGTCTTATTATACTTGGCAAGTCCCAGACGTTGTTCTCCGTTAACGCCGGCCATCCGTAGTTGGTTGCTGAACTGGCGATTCTGGAGAATGCCATTTATGGCTCCTTGGGTTTTGATCTGCTTAATAGCCTGTTCACCCTTCATGCCTTGTATGTCAGACATGTTAGCCATCCGTTCACGGGCTAGTTTTCTGTCAGCCCTCTTTGACATAGCATCTCCGATGCCCATGCCAGCACCTCCCAGTGCATACATAGCGATCTCTGCCTGTTGTATAGCACGTGGGAGGAAAGGGTCTTGTGCCGTGTTCGTGACTTCTGCGTAGGAAGGTAGACCAGCTTGCGATCCTACGGCCACGTGCACGGGAGGAGTTCGGACCCTCGAACCCTCTAGAACATTGGTCAATTCAGTTAACTTGTTCTCAATATTTTCAAGAGAACGTACAATATGGCAGTTTGTGTTTGCCATATGTTGCTGAAACTTTGACTCGCCCAGACGTTCATCATGCTGGGTATCTCTCTGCACGCATAGATATTTCTGCATGCGTTTCAGCAGTACCTGAGCTTCATCAGACATCTCACAGTTGAACTTCTCGCCTGCAAATTCAAGAGTAGTGTCGCGGTCACCTCCGGACAACCTCTTATATTGAGAATAAATCTCAAGAGTCCGAAGTCTGGATCTGGTCTCGGCTGCCCGTACACCAAAATTCCGGCCTAGACGAGACTCATGATAATCAGCCCTGGTGCCTCTCCTCTTCTCTTTTGAGTCCTCCATCTGTGTAATCGCACGTGGAAGCTTTGATACACATGCCCGGAAGTGAGGGTCGGTGAGGAGCAAGTCAGCAAGCTCACGGATCCCAAGGGCAGGAGGAGGTCTGAGACTTTCGAGAACTTGAGAGGAATGGGAAAGCATCAAGGATGCCCATCCTAGCTGTGAAGTTTTGCTCATTGAGGCACTAGGGGCAACCTTGATAAGATTGCTAATATAGGTCCCTATGACATCACCCCCCCACATGTATGGGTCATCAGCCTTTATGCACATATATGAAGAAGA